AATAAACAATAGAGGTTGCAATTGTTATTTGGGGAAGTCTCAAACTCTTTCCACATTCCTGCAAGAAATTTGCAACCTCGCTTTTTAAATCTCTTTCCCGTTCAGGAGTAATATCATCTTTTCTTGAAGGTGATAATTCATCTAATTCTTTTCTAAATTTAACATTGTATATAAAATTGTTTTTCCTTCTTTTAACATCTTCTTCATTAACCACAATTCCATTTTCTATTAAACTAATAACATTTCCACTATCATCTCTTTTAGTTATTACTTCTATTTCTTCTTTTTCAACATTTTCTAATTTATTCATTTCTTCACCCCAATCCAAAGAACTTTTTTCTAATTCTTTTCTACCTTTATTTAAATTTTTATTTTTAAATTTAAAATTATTATCACTATCAGCATAATTTAACTTAACTTCAATGAAATTCATTAAACTTTCCACTGCATATTTGAAATCATCATTATTTAATTTCCCAATAGGTTCCTCATTTATTAATTTTTTAACTTCATTAACATTCATGTAAGTTAACAATTCTTTAACTACACCATCCATCAGATTACTTTTAGAAAACATCTCAAAACTCCTCACTTCAATATCTGAACTTCCATAATTATACTTATCATAATCATCATAAATTTCATTATTTATATCTTCTACTAATTTGTCCATTAAGTCCTCACTTAAGCTAATTCCAGATTCTAACTCTTCATTCACTTTATCAAAATCTGCATTCTCCAAAAACCTATTAAAATAATTTTCTGTTTCTTCCATTTCTTGATCTAGTAAATCATCCATTAAGCTAAATTTCATCACATCTTCTAATTTTCTCTCTTCTGACTCTTTAGTACTCATGCCATATACAGTTTTGTATATATTATACCTCCAGCATGATTGATAAAAAAATCTGTTTATTAATTTTCTAAAAACTTTCCTATTAAAATACATCTCACTGTATTGTATCACTTCAACAACTTCTTCCAAAGACAATGTTTCATTGTCTCTTATGTATTTATACATGAATTTTTCTACTGAATCATCTGGAAATCCTATGTCAATATTTTGTATGAATCCCTCCATGATATCATTTGGTCTAGTACCAACTGAGCATACAGTTGAATAATTTTTCTCATCTTTAACTTTTGCTTTTAATAGCATTCTATTTCCTCTAGCTTCCAACATTACACTATTTATTTCCACATCTTTAAAATTAGCAGCATTTAATTCTCTAACACCTAATATAATTTTAGCACCCATTTTTGATCTGTTAACTCTTTTACTATTTAGAAATCTCATCACATCATCTCTTTCTTCTAAATAATCTTTTCTTTCATTTTTAATATTCATCACTTTTAACCATTCATTCAAACTCAAACCAAATTCAAACCAATTCCTAATGTTATCATTTATTTCTATAGATGTCATTGTGTTGTCAGTTACTCTAATTCTAACTTTATAACCAGTTATCTTTCCTACCCATGTTCCATTACCATAATACTCTTTAGTTTTTTCATTATACATTTGACTAATCACCCATTTACCAAATATACCTTTATTGTTATGATAAATCATACTTTTAAATTTTTCACCTATTTTGTCATCTATTTTCACCACTAATTTACATACATTCCTATCATAACCGTTATTATTAACATTTATTACATTTTCAAGACTATATTTTCCATTATCCAAACAATACTTCATTATAGCTAATTCATTTTTACGACTGCCTATTTTATTTAAACTAAATTCATCACCTCTCTTTTTTATTAACTTAATTAAAATTTTAAATCTTAGCACATCTTCTAAAGGACTCTCTATCAATCTTTTAAAATAATGCATGGTTAATTTATTGTCTTCTATTGACTCTTTAGAGCTCTCTTTTCCTTTCATTTGATAAGAATAATTTCCAAATGCATTTTTCTCAATAAAAGTAATGTAATTATTACTAGATTTGGTTTTAATTGGTACTCCACTAACCTTAATCTTCCTTTCCTTCTCTCCTATTCTTGCTAAAAAATTACTTAATTGTACCCAATGCTTAAAAGGTGATTTTCTAAGAGTTTCATCAGAGTTATCATCTAACCATTTAATTCTACTTTTTAATTCATCCCACTTATAATTAAAATAAGTAGTAGAACCCTTAAAAAAACCTTTATCAAACCACTTTCTAGCACACAATTTATAAGCATTATTTAATACTTTTTCTTCCAAAGAATATACTTCTATAGTACTTCTACCAACTCTTTCTTTAGAATTCAAAACTAATTTAGAACCTTTTATTGAATCTAAATCATTTAATATTCTGTCAAAGTTTTCACTATTATCAAAATAAGTTCTCAATTTTTCTCTATCTGCCTCACTAGGTGAAGGGTAAGCATTATATCTTAAAGATTCATCACTCATTAATTTTAATAAACTAACTTTCTTTTCTTTAGAATAATCAGGTATTTTCATAACACCTTCACCATCATTTACTGGCTCTATAAATGTGCTTTGTTGGCTAAATATGTTAAACACTAACATGTACACTGATGCTGTTATCATGTTAGGACCTCCCATAGTGCTAGCAAGACTTTCTGATACTCCAGGACTACTTATTTTGAAAGCCATGCTTAATATTACATCATTTATGGTTCTTGGCTTTTCAAATAATTTTATAGGTTCATCATCATAAACATTTATCCAATTGCTAGGCAAGTTCAATCTTTGAACTAAAATTTTGATTCTTTCTCTATTACCCCAAGTTGTTAAATACTGTCTAGTCAAAGATCCTTTTGCTGTAGTTACTAAACTTTCATCATCCTGTGCATAACTATTAGATATTAAATCAATGTACTTACATCCTACATTAGTTTTTATTAATAAATTATACAAACTTAATTGATAACCAAACATTACACTTTTAGGATGACTTAATACAAAAAAACCTAAAGAATTATCTGGAAATTCAACCCACTTTCCAACCATCCTACTAAAATATGGACTAATGTAGTTACCTAATAAATTGTAGTATTGAATACAACAGCTAACCTCACACACACTAGCAAGGAAATTACCACCTCCATTCATAATTATGTCTGTCACCAATGTATTTATGCTTTCTTGAAAACCTACCAAAGTCTCAAATTGAGTTATTACATTACAAGCTATAACACTCTTTATTGTTGGAACTATGTGGTTTGGTCCTACATAAAACTGAGAATTAAACTCTGCAAATTCTTTTGTATTTTTAGTTGATTTAACACTTTCTATTATTCCTGCATGGAAACCAAATTCTCTTTTAAGTCTAAAAACTTTCCAAGTGTAAAATCTAAATTTTAATTCATCTAATCCACTATTACAATTAGCACTTATTAACATACAAGAGTCATCAGAAGAAGCAACATAATCAATTAGTAGCTCTTTAAATGTTTTATTTAACCTCAGTATTAATCTCTTAAGCCACTCTAAATATAATATGTGAACTAAAGATGAAGTGTAATGTAGAATTCCTTGCATAAAACCTCCAGAAACTTCCACAAAAGTATTGCCTTGTTTTAGCCATTTTTCTCTTGATAATCCTTTATATGCATTAAACATTCTATTAAACAAATTGTCTCCTGTAATCAAATTGTCATATTTATCAAACAGGTTTATGATGTCAGGGTTAATCATGACTCTTCTTCTCTGCCACAACTGACAAGTTCTGAATATGAAGGGATGCATATATTTAGGAGTGAAATTCATTAAAATCATGCAAAACTTAGTCACTGAATGAACTTGATTCCATTTTGCAGCATCATCACTTGTTGCCATTGTCACTGGATTTTTAAATCTAGTTTTAGATAATTTGCCATGTTTTAAGATTACTTCTGATTTATTATCTGGATTAGTCATAGTTTCTCCAGGAAATTTACTACAAATCACCCATGCTATTGCTTCTATTACAACTTGACAAACTCTTTCTCTTATTCCCATCACATAAATTTCTCTAATACCAGAGTATTGCAATTTTTCAAAAATGTCAATACACATAAAGCCTCTATCACATATGTCTTTTAAACATCTACCCATTAAATCACATGCATTCACATTTTTGCTTTCTAAATTCTCATTATTTATTAAGTATTTCACAGCTTCTAAAGCTTTATATCTTCTATAAGGAACTTTTTTATACTTAGTGTTTTCTCCTTTAAAAGCACTACTAGCTTTTAAAGTGCATAATTCTTCTAAATTTATCCTTCCTACTCTCTTTAATATATCAGATTCTAGAGTTTTGTCCCAATTTTCTCCTACTCTCTCTTTTAAGAATAGTTTACCTTCCTCTATCATGGATCTAATAAAAGAAATACTCCATCTGTGTTCTTTCTCACTATTTAATTCCATGTTGTTTCCAAATGTCTCTTCATTTTCTACATATAAATCTTCTTTATCTAATATCTTCTTAAACAACTTTCCTATTGCATTATTTTCACTATACTTTTGTTTGTTTCTACTATAACCTATGTAAAAAAGATTTAATAATTGGCCAACACTCTCTAATCTGTCTCCTGTATAAGGATTCATCATTTCGGCATATTCACCTGTTTCTATTCTCTTATATCCATTAATTTCTTGAACCCTTCTTACTTCTTTTATTATTTTGTTAAGAGCCCAAACATTTAGTCTACTTCTAGGTATCACTGTCAACTTTTCTAACATTTCAGCAGATTTATTTACAAAAGGCTTAGTACAAAAACATTTCATTGCAATGTATCTATACTGAGAAAATGTTTCTTCTGTTTCTGATTTGTCTTCTAAATGTATCATTAAACTAATTTTAATCATTCTTCTGACTCTTCCATCTTTAAAAATATCTCCAGACACTATCATATCTGTTTGATAAAATTCATTCCAAAAACAACTCAAATTCATTAAACTACTATGACATCTTGCCCAGTTTAACACTCTTGCTTTATCCAAAGATACAAAGTCACTTATGAACACATTATTGTCTTCATAGTATCTTCTAAAAACAGTGTCATTGCTCCATCTCAATGATTCATTTTCAGATTTTAAATATAGTATACTAAAAAAGATGGGTTTAGTGGGTGTTGTGCATTTTATTAATAAGTAAATGTTGAAATGCTTCATTTTTTTAAATATAAATTCTTTTTCTTTTGTAAACTGTTTCAATGATAAAGTAATCTCTATTCCTATATTACTTATTAATCTACAAAAAGTTCCTAATTTGCTTTTGCTAAAATTTTGCTTTATATTCATTATTCTATTTGTTGCTTCATCATCATCATACAAATCCAAAGATCTTCTTATTAACGTTTCCTCATTTATTGTTAAATTACTAGCTTCTTCAAATAATCTATCATCTCTTAATACAAAATCTTCTATATCCTGTGTGTTTGATCTCAAACTAAAAGGCAATTTTTTATTTGCTCTAGACATTTTTAAAGATTGCTCATCTTTAAATTTCTTAGCCATCACACCATTATCTGCTATATATCGTTCTTCTTCATAATTTAAATTCATCATTAATCTATTTCTGCTCCTTTTTAAATTATTCTTAACACTTAAAGCCTCAAATTTCTCAATTATATTTTCATCATCTAATTGATCATCCACATCTTCTTCTTTAAAATTTTTGTCGTTTAGTCTTTCTGTCATTGCTTTGTACCATATGTTCTTCATTACATTGAACTCTCCTAATATTAGATTATCTCTTATTATTCCGCAGGATATCTCTTCTGTTAATAAGTTAAAAGTCTTAGGTATTATTAAAGGTACATTAACAATGGTTTTCATGTTATTTTCATTTCTTCTTTCACCTTTGCAAGACTCATATATGTACTTTTCCACTAAATTCCTTTGATGTTCTTTTATTTTATCTCTATTCATAATTTCATCATTAATTGCTTCACTGGTCACTTTAGTTTTTTCACTTATCAAATCTTTTACAAACTTTTTATCTTTAGAACTATAACCACTCATCCATTTGTCATAGTGATTTTTAGTGTACCCAAATCTTATTGAATTTTCCCAATCAAAATCTATTCCTTCAAATGCTTTTCTAGCTTTTCTCTCTATCTCTAATTCATCTTCATCCTGAATGTAAGCCCAACCGTCATTCATTAAAGCTATGTTAATGTCTAACGCTGTTAAATAAAGGCTTTTGAGTCTGCACATTCCATCTTGACCAATCAGGTTTATGAGATCAACATTATCATAAACACCTAGATTACCAACTAAGATCACACCATAATAAATGTCTTTTCCTGGTGCAGATCTCTCATTTAAATTGCTCCAATATGTCTCTTTTTTTCTATTAAAAGCATCCATTACTGTAGCTTCTCTA